CACTAGCTTCTTATTTCTTGATGATCGACGAGGCGGCATTCATTGAACACATTGATGACATTTGGGCAGCAGTTTATCCAATCATTTCTACAGGTGGTCGTGTATTTGTGTTATCTACCGTTAATGGTATGGGTAATTGGTATTTTAATACTTATCAGGAAGCTAGAGCGGGACGAAATGAATTCAATCTCATAGATATTGACTGGTGGGAGCATCCTCAATATAAGTACAATGAAAAGTATGAGTGGTTGTACGAGTTCATCCGTGAGAAGGATAAGAAGTATGATGTTAACCGATTTGAGGAAGTTACCAAGAAGAACATTGGCCTCAAGCGTTGGAGACAGGAATACGAGAAGGAATTCCTAGGTACAGGTGCGACATATATCGACGGTGAGTCTTTACAATTTTTACACGAGAATATTAAACATAATTATGATACAAAATATCAGGGGCGCATGCGCGTATGGAAAGAGCCTGTTCCATACCATGAGTATGTTATGGGTGTTGACACTGCTCTCGGACGAGAGTTAGATTATTCTTCATTTGTTATTATCAATGCATACAATGGCGAACAAGTAGCAGAGTTTTATTCTAATAAGACTCCAATCAATGAGTTTGCGGAGATCATTGCGAGAGAGGGTATTTACTACAATGTGTGTAAAATTGTACCGGAACGCAATGGTATCGGAGCAAACTTAGTTACAGAATTGTTTGAACGCCAAGAATACGAGAATTTGTGGTTGGATGATCGTAGTGAACTAGGAATTAATATTACATCCACAAACAATCAAGTTTATCTTTCTAATATGGAAGAAGCTATTAGAAACAGAAAGATAACTATTAACTCAGATAGACTTGTAAAAGAATTACTCGCTTTCGAAATTAACGAGAACGGGAAGGTAGAAGCAGCGAAAGGCCATCATGATGATTTGATTTCTGCATTAAAGTTAGCAGTTATTGGCTATACCGAAATAGCTAAGACTGCTCCGAATATGATGATGCAGAACAGAACTAATGCTCCTGAACCACTAACTATGGACAACAGAAGAGCCTTTGCAGCCAATACATACAAAAATATACCAATGGAGGAAGTTAAATGGATTCTAGGGAAAGACAAATAAACGAAATGGGTGAGACAGCGTTCGGTAATCCGAACTCTACAGCAGCAGCAACTCCTTGGTTTAATCCATTGGGTGTGTTTGGTAAGTGGTGGACTCGTTATTTTGCTACTAAAGCACAGCCTTCGGTAGCTCAACAGAGCACAAATGAGCCTACACCAATTCACCCAATGGCTGGTGATACAATCGTCAATCCTGAGGTTGTATACCAAAGACCGGGTGCATCTCCGACAATAATTAGACAGCCGTTCATTCCTGAATTGGAAATGAATCGTAAGAACAGATATGCTCAGTTTGAATCAATGGATGAGTATCCTGAGGTCGGAGCAGCGTTTGATATTTACGCAGACGATTGCACTCAAAGAGATACTCACAACAGAAGATGGGCGGTTACAGCTAACTCTCAAATAACCATTAAAAAAGTAGAAAAGTTATTTGAAACCATTAAACTAGATCGTTATTATTGGGATATTACCCGTAACATGGTTAAGTACGGGGACTGCTTCATAGAACTTGTAATGGATTTGAACAATCCAAAAGCAGGCATTCAAAGAGTAAAGATCCTAAACCCAAACTATTTAATCCGTGTTGAGAACGAATACGGATACTTAACAGACTTCTTACAAGAGATTCCACAGAAGAACATGGGATCATGGAACTCTTTTGGTTATCAGTCAACCACCATGGAGAAGAGTTCTTATATTGGTTTAGATAAGAATCAATTAGTTCACTTCCGTCTTCATACCTCAGATCCTAAGTACTATCCTTACGGTAAATCTATTGCTGCGTTTGCAATTCGCGTGTTCCGTTCCTTAAAACTAATGGAAGACGCAATGTTAATTTATCGACTCTCGCGTGCGCCCGAGCGCAGAATCTTCTATGTAAATGTTGGAAGTCTTCCTACGGGTAAGGCTGAAGCATTCATGGAGAAGCTCAAGCAAAAGTTTAAGAAGGAAAAGTTCTTTGATTCTCAGACGGGTAATATCAATGAGAAGTTGAATCCCATGTCCTTAGACGAAGACTACTTCGTTCCTCACCGTGGCAACAATGAGACCAAGATTGAAACCTTGCCCGGAGCACAGAACTTGGATAAGGTTGATGATGTTAAGTACTTTAGAGACAAGCTCTTAGCATGTCTAAAAATCCCCAAGGACTATGTTGTTGAGACAGATAAGTCTCCTGAACGCAAGGCTAACCTATCCCAACTAGATGTTAAGTTTGCTCGCGTCATCATGCGCGTGCAGCATGAAGTTGAGATTGGGTTAGAAACTATTGCCAAGAGACACTTAGCAATATTAGGACTTCCTCAGTCTGAAATAAACTCTGTAAAGGTTAATCTGCCTGATCCATCAGATATGTTTACCAAGCGTAGACTAGATGTGGATGAACAAAAACTTAGAGTAGTTCAGGCTGCTAAAGGCTTGGCTTTATTCTCAGATTCTTACATTTACAAAGAATACTTTGATATGACTGAGAAGGAAATAAAGCAAATGAAGGACGAGTTGCAGGAGCAGCAGGCACAAATGATGGAGCAACAAATGCAACAACAAGCAGCCATGCAACCTCCGATGCCCGGTGGAGCACCCCCACCTCCGGGAGCAGCAGGTGGAGAGATGCCTCCTGATGGATCTATGCCTCCAAATGGGATAGAGGGACAGGAAAATATGCCACCAACATCACCTCCGCAGGAGTCCTTAGATTTGCTACAAGACATTAAAAATCAAAACATTTTAAATGAAAATGTAGGAAAAGCATTAGTTTTTGACAGAATTATCAAAAAATATAACACAAAATTAAAAAATATAGATAAATAGTGAACTATATATAATTTGACAGATTATTATTACTTAGGAGTATTTATGTTTGAGAATTTATTTGAGAACCGCAACAGAACCGTTTCAGATTTAATTAAGTTAGGTGATTATTTAGGTCGTTCCTTACGGGAGAATGTCTCCATTTTTAAGATAGATGTGGAAGAGAAGAGTGTCTGTTATGTAACCGAATCTAACAAGGTTATCGCAGGTACTTACGATTTATCCGAAGGATTAAGACTTGAAGACATCGTAGTAGAGGATGTTGCTGAGTTCTTGGATGAAGCTAGATTTGATTCCCTCGTAGATAATAAAATATCTGGATTCGTAAAAAATATATACGAAGACTCTCACAAGCAAGCCAAGTCATCTTTTGATGACTTGCTTTATTTATGGGAATCAAGATTAAAGTTCAAGAACATAAAGAATAAGCTAGAGGAGAAAACTCTTAAGTTCAATGAATCATCACAGATCATAGGAACTAAAGAGTTTGATAACTTCTTAGAAATTGCACCACATTTAGTTGCATACTTAAGAGAAAACAAGAGCAAGATTTCAAAGATATCAGAAATAAGAAGTGCGGTTCGTCTATCTCAAACAATCTCAGAAGCCTTTGATATTCCTAAACTAAGTTACGAAGAATTAGTAGAAGACAGTTCATACTCAGTAAATCAGACAAGCGAAACCTCAATCTATGAGATGATTTGCCGTCATGAATTGATCAAGAAGGAATTGTTAGAGCACAAGGCTAATTTTGATACCGTTTGGGCATCAAATCAGAAAATTCAGAACCTTGCGGGTTTAATTTACTCAGACGAAGATACCATTCAGCGTGCGCTCGTGGAAGCTGTCAAGCAGGTTCCATATATTTCTTTAGCTAGTAAGAAGCAGCTAACTGAAACATTTAAGAATGCACTAAACCTCAACAAGGTAAAAGACATTAGCATAGCAGATATCCAAAACTTTGCATCAGCCATATTCGAAATGAAAAAGCCAATCAAAGCAGAATTTATTTCTCATTTGAATGAGCGTTATGGCATCAATGTTCAAAACTTAAAAGATCCTGCTACATTTAAGAGCTTGTTAAATACACAAGTTGAAATATTTGAAACTCTTGCCAAGATCTCTCCCAAGAAGTCAGTTCTTCGTGATGTATTGATGGACCTAGCAGAATCACTAACCAAGAAGAATGGCGTGGAAGCTATTGATTGTAACGAAGTTATTCAAGAGGTTTTCATCGCTGCTGGATATGACGATCTAATCATCAACGAGAGCTTGAATAACTATTTGGATTTTGAGAAGATAGCTTCCGATTTGGATAAGGTCGGTGGTATCCTTAGAATGATCAAGGGTTCAGGCGCAGCCGCAGGACAACCTGCTGCAATGGGTGGAATGCCACAAGCTGCTCAGGGTATGCCTGAACCAGAGGGTGAGGATATGGAAGGAAATGAAGACCCTGATGTGCCACAACCAGCTTCCGGCATGGAAGATGATGATGTCCCAGCACAACCTCTAACACCTGAAGACGCAGAAGAAATGCCACCTGAAATGGCAGGAGCAGAAGGTGAAGAGGGTATGGAAGATATGGAAGCTGGAGAAGTTGAACCTTCAGAAGAAGAAGTTCTAGGTAAGATGAAAGAACTAGAAGATTTGATTTCTTCTCTAAAGATGCAAATCGGCGGTGAGGGAGAAGAAGATGGTGATGATATAGATGCAGAACAAGAAGCTCTCGAAGATGAAGAAGAAGATTTAGAGAGTGAACATGATGATCTACATGATCAAGAAGATGAAGTAGAGCAAGAAGAATCAGAACTAGACGCAGAACAGGATGATTTAGAAGACGAAGAAGATGAAATGAAAAAAGGTCGTTGATACTAAGGTGTATGAATGGCTGATTTCCTCCCAATAAAACTTGGTAAAAATGCAAATGGTTCTGTAACCCATTTGCAGGAAATCTCATTATCTGACAAGATTCCAGAGTCTTATTTACAAGTTTCATCAAATACAGTAGCAAAATGGAATGCTAGCTCTATTCAGGGTGTACTAGTTTCTTCTCTATCTCCCGAGCAGGGGCACACTTTAGTTTACTCTTCTTCTGTTAGTGCTTGGGTTCCATCTACATTATCTGTTGATGCACAAACAGTATCTTTAACCCAGATAGGTAATTCAGGAAACACTGGAGTTGTTTTAGATCCTAGTGCTCAACAGGTTAGGCAAATCTTTGTTAGTAATGACGGGGTACTACTTTCAGTTAGTAGTACAAGTGCAATGCCTCCGGGAAGTTTTTATGTTGCATCTGGAACTGGACTAGTTCCCGCATTCCTCCCAGATTCATTATTAAGATTCTTTGGTGCAAATGGTAGTTATCCAACCAAAGCTCCACCAGCAGAAGTAGCAAAGAATGGTGGTGAAGTTCTTTATTACGATATAACAAATAACAGGTATACTAATACTGGTGATTTAAAAATAATAGGAACAAATAGTTTACAAGCAATTAATGTTTCTGCTACCAATGTTTCTGCAACAAATTATTTAAACATTGGAAATACTACTGCAAAATGGAATGCTTCTGCTTTACAGGGATCGCCAGTATCGGCTAATTTAACACCTGCCGTTAATCAATATTTAGTTTATGATGGATCTGTATGGACTGCATCTAGTATTGTTACAGACCATGGAGCCTTAACTGGATTAGCAGATAATGATCACCCTCAATATGTTTTATCATCAACTAACAGTTCATTAAGTTCACTTGTAGATAATCACATTGCAAGCGCGTCTGTACACTTCACACAAGCACAAATTGATCACGGAAGCATATTAGGTCTTAACGATAACGATCACCCACAGTATGTGCTTTCTGCAACTAATAGTGCATTAAGCTCTACAGTTTCCAATCACATTGCTTCTAGTACAGTACACTTTACACAAGCACAAATTGATCACGGTGTAATACTAGGATTAGCCGATAACGACCACCCTCAGTATGTATTGTCATCAACTAATAGTTCATTAAGCTCACTTGTAGATAATCACATTGCGAGTGCATCAGTACACTTTACTCAAGCGCAAATTGATCACGGCGGTATACTAGGATTAGCAGATAATGATCACCCTCAGTATGTTCTATCTGCGACTAACAGCGCGTTAAGTTCATTAGTAACAAATCACATAGCTAGCGCATCTGTTCACTTTACACAAGCAGAAATTGATCACGGAGTAATATTAGGTCTAGGTGACAATGATCACCCACAATATGTGCTTTCTGCAACTAATAGTGCATTAAGCTCGTTGGTCAATAATCACATTGCTTCTGCTGTTCACTGGGATTTGGCAACACTAAATGCAAATTATATTAATGCCTCTGGTGACTCGGCCAATGCAGCGTTTTACTTCCAAACTGTTAGTGCAGCAACAGTTTCAGCGACAAATTACAGAAACATCAGACCTTATGTATCAGCAGTTGATAGTGCAACAACAACTACAGTAAATATAAACGGTGGTTTCGATACATTTTTAGTTAACACAACTACAACATCAGTAACACTATATCTTCCTGATGCATCTGCGTTCCCTGATAAAAAAATAACAGTATCTAAGGTTGATGATGGTGGATCTTATAGATCAGTTACATTGTCAGGTGCAACATTACAAACTGCGACAAATACAGTTCGTTTGTACGATCCAACAGAGTCTGTTACTGTAATATCTAACGGAACTAATTGGTATTCTTTAGATTATGACAGAGCTTATGGTGTTGTAGTAGTAGCCAAAAATAGCACTGGATCTACATTAGCTAAGGGAACTCCTGTAAGAGTAACCGGAGCTACAGGTGACAATGTTTTAATCGGAGCAGTATCAGCAGCTAATAACCATGTGCCTGAAGCTCCAAACGGTAGTCTGTCTAAGTGTATTGGTGTAGTAGAACATAGCATTCCAAATGGTGAATTCGGCCATGTTCTTACTAAGGGAACACTATACAAATTTGATACAAATGCATTTAATGAAGGAGATCAACTATATTTAGCTCCAAGTGGTGGATTCACTAATGTAAAACCTTCTTCTCCATATGATGAAGTATTCTTAGGTATTGTAACTAGAAAACAAGCTATAAATGGTTCTATTCTGATAGATGTAGAAAATCCAATACATGTTAATGATATTGCTGGATTTGATTTAACTTCAAGTTTACTTAATGGTGATTTGATTAGTTACAGCACAGCTACAAGTACATTTACAAATGTGCAAGCTGTCAATGTCTCTGGTCAAGGTAAGTTTGGATCTGTATCAGCTACGAGTTACTTAAATCTACCATCTGGTATAGCTATTTGGAATGCTAATAAATTACAAGGGTATGATATATCCGCAGTAGCTCCATCTAATGATCAAGTTTTAAAATATAATTCCACACTTAGTGCTTGGGTTCCCGGAACAGATAATACAGGTGGTGGAGGTGGTGGAATAGCAGACGCATCCTCTCTAAGAGGATCACCATTATCAGCTACATTAGTTCCTACAGCAGGACAAGCACTAATGTACAATGGTTCTGTTTGGACTGCATCTGCTGCATTGTTTGCATACACTTATGGTAGTGGTGTTCCCACGGGTGGGTCAGATGGTGATATTTACTTACAAACAGATGTAGTAGCTTTACAAGTTCCATCTGTATCTGCAACTAATTATTACAACTTACCATCAGGAACTTTGGTCTGGACTTATGCTACTAGTGCAACATCTGCCTTGTACGCTACAAATGCAACAAGTGCTACATTAGCCTATCAAGCTACAAGCGCAACGCTAGCTTTGAATGCAACAAGTGCTACCTCTGCACTAAATGCAAGACAAGCTCCTGCTGGGTTTGATGTGACAGGTATGTTAACTGCTGCTAGTGGTGATGTAAGCTCAACACGACTAACAGATTATTCAGAAAAGAAATCAGCACCTACAATATCGTCAAGTGCTCTTACTCTTGATCTTACTAACTCTCAAGTGTTTACAGTATCACTTAACTCTAACATCAGCACTCTAACGATAAGCAATCCCGATCCTAGAACTAATACAGCACAAGGCTTTACATTAATTTTAACTGCTGATGGCACAGCAAGAACTATTTCTTGGCCTGCATCTGTAAAATGGCCTAGTGGTACAGGACCAACTTTAACTAGCACAAACAATAAAGTAGATATACTAAGTTTCTTATCACCTGATAACGGAACAACTTGGTACGGATTTACAGGAGGTCAAAACTTCTAATGTTTGGTGGAATGGCGTATAAGATTGGAGTACTAGCTAAGAAAGCTACTGGTGGAGGTGGTGGTGATGTAACTCCTAATACTATGGTTTTTGGAGATACTTTAGGACCTAGCCCTACTGATTCTAATTTAGTAACCGTAACAGGAATAAATACCACTATAAGTTTAACTGTAAATTTTAGTTTTGAGGTCGGTTCATTTTACTATATTTTAAATGGAGGACCAGAAGTAAATACAAATACACAAAGTACATTCTCAGTACAAAACAATGATACTCTTAAATTTAGATTTTATACTGGATTGGGTGGTGGTGTATCATACCAAGTAATAAATAATTCTGATGGTGGAGCTACAGTTGGAACTGGTAGTATATATATTGACTAATAACCTATATAATATAAAGGATTAAATTATGGCAGATAATATTGGATACACACCGGGAACAGGAGCCACAATCGCAGCAGATGAGATTGGTGGTGTACTGCATCAACGAGTTAAAATAGGCATAGGAGCAGACGGCACTGCTACTGATATATCAACATCTAATCCTATGCCAGCAACCCTAACCGCTCCTATAGCAGTTAGTTCTACTACAGGAACGGTAACTACACAAGAAACAGGAGAGCTTGTAGAGGCAATAGAAGCTCTTCGGATGGCTGTCCAATCTTTAAATAGAACTGTTGGACAAGTTCTACCTGATTCTACAGGTAGAATGAGAGTTAACATTGAAACGGGATCCAATGTGGCAATAACTTCATTACCAACTTTGAGCACAGTAACCACCGTGGGTACTGTAACAACTGTAGCCACAACAACAAACCAAACTCAAATGGGTGGTATTATAGCAGTAGATCAAGTGCCTGCTTTAATGTGCATTGCAGCACAAGGATTAAGAAGAAATATAACGGTGACATGATATGACAACAACTAATGGAAATAGAAAAATATTGGACATGAAGAGATGGGAGTTCTGTACTCCCGCGCCCGTGGCTACTGCTGCTGGATCTTTGATTGCTTCATCAAGACACCACAACCAAAGACAACTTTATTGGGTTAACGGTACTACTTTGTATTTGTACAACCCATATGAAGATGGTTATGTTGCTCTTGCTAACCCGTCTTTTGGTGGCACATTCGGTGCTGGATCAGTAGCAACTTGTGCGGCATGGTCAACAGGAACAACTACAGCCGCCGCATCTCTTACTGCAACTGCGGGAACTACAACATCAATAACCACTAACCAAACATTGGCTAGAGATATGAAGGGTTATTGTGTTCAATTTATCACAGGAACCAATGCAGGTAAAATAAAAGAGATTGCATACAACACAATAGGATCTAACGCTGTAATAACTTTTGTTGGAGCAGAAGCATCTCCATTTGATAACACTTCTGTTTATAGATTATTAACACCTAAGTGGTTCTTATTAATTGCAGGTACAGCAGCAGCTACCACATTTAAATCTTATGATTTAGCCACTAACTCATATCAATCACTAGCTCAAAATCCAGCTAACGGCGGTACAGATGGCAAATTAGTTGCAACCCCTTCATTCATGGATGAAGATTTTGTAGTATTTGCTAGTGGTACTGCTACTGGTGGAACAGCAACTACGCTACAAAACAATACAAAATCTTGGACTACTAGTCAATGGGTAAACTCACAAGTATTGATTGCTAGTGGAACAGGTGCAGGACAAATAAGATCTATTACTGCAAATGATGCTACTAGTATTACTGTGGCTACTTGGACTACCAACCCAAGTACAGATTCAGTTTATAAAATAACGGGTAATGATGATTTCTTATATTGGATGGGTAATAACGCAGTTACGCTTTACAGATATTCTATATCAGCAAACACTTGGTCTACATTAACTCCGGGAGTAGCTAGAGCAGCAGCACCGGGAACAGGTATGTCCGCTCACTGGATTTATGGATCTACAGATACTAGGTGGACTAGTGAATCCGCAATAATAAATGGTAGACGAATTTATTCGTTCCGTGGTGGCGGTGGTGGTGTTGTAGACTATTACGACATTGCAGCTAACAGTTGGACAAACGCAGTAACATACTCACCGAACACGGAAACCTTTACTACAGGTACAAAATATAATTACGATGGCGGTGAGTATATTTATATTCAGAAAGAGGCCACTGGTAGATTCTTCCGATATGATATTCCAAATTCTGCCATGGATGGATTAACTTCAATGCTGTATACTCAAGGTGCAGCAGTACTAGGAGATACTTTCTTCGACATAGATTACGAAGATGGTGCGACTAAAATAAAATATCTTTACATGCTTTTGAATACTTCTACAGTAATGTTAAGGATGATGGTGATCTAATATGAATGTTTCACAAATTATAGAGATACTTGAAAAGAGGGTAACTTATCTACAAACTCTAAAAACCGCTGCTTATGCAGAAGGTGATTTAGATGCATATAATAGATACGAAATGGAGATAAGCGAAACAGAAACATCTCTAACTATTTTAAGACCACACATATAATATATGTCATTATTAGTACTACTTAGTAATCAAACACCTCCTGCACCATTACAAGGTATTACCTTTTTTTGGATTAAGGATAATGGTAATTGGAGACTATGTACTAGCTACAGAAATGAATTAGGTTCTTATGTTTATGCTAAACCATATCTAAATGTTGGGGGATCTTGGACTTAACTATAATAATAAAAAGGTAACTATATGAGTGATTTTCTTCCAATAGGTTTAGGCAGAGACGGGTTCGACAATGTATCTCATTTTAAAGAGATAACCACTTCAGACTCTATTCCAGAACAATATTTACAGATTTCTAATACAGTAGCTAAATGGAATGCTAGTGCTTTACAAGATATTCCTGTCTGCACAAATGATCCTTCGTCTGGGCAAGTTTTAGTTTATAATGGATCTGAATGGTGTCCTAGCACCTTGGCAGCAGGAGGAGGTGGTGGCGGAGGTTCTGGTGGTGTAAGTGGTACAGGAACTGTAGGAAGATTACCGTCTTGGGATAGTGTACAGACTATAGGTAATTGGGAACCAACCATACCAGACGGAAATATTTTACGCTGGGATAGTACTACTTTTTTACCTGAGGATTCTGGTTTAAAACCAACCGATTCTGGTTGGAATGCGAATAAAATTCAAGGAGTTTCAGCGTGTCCAGATGTTCCACTAAATGGGCAAATGTTTGTTTATAACTCATCCATAGGAGCATGGTGTCCATCTACAGTTATCATTGGTGGTGGAACTATAGATGGCACAGGAACAACTGGAAGAATAGTTAAATGGTCTGATTCTGATACTATTGGTAACTGGGAACCAACAATCACAAATGGTCGTATTTTAAGTTGGGATAGTACAAATTATGTTCCTGTGGATTCAGGATATTCAAGAACTGATGCTGGGTGGAATGCTGACAAGATTCAAGGTGTTTCTGCTTGCCCAACAACACCTTCAGGCGGTCAAGTTTTAGTTTATAATTCTTCTATAAATGCGTGGTGTCCTTCAACATTGATTGATAATGTTGGTGTAACTGGTACTGGAGTAACTAACAATATAGTAAAATGGAATGGCGTAAATTCTATAAGTGATGCTGGTTTTGATATAAGTTTACCTGCGTCAGATCGTCTATTAAAAATGACTGACGCTAATACCATAGGAGATGCAGGGTTTAAAGTTACACCTCCAACAACTGATGGTAGGATATTAAAGTGGAATAATAGCACAGGTACTATTCAAGATTCTGGATATACTCCCTCTGATGCTGCTTGGAATGCTAGTGGAATAAATAGTGTTTCTGCTACAGTTCCTACGGCAGCAGATAATAATAAACTATTCACATATAGTAGTTCATTAGGTCAATACATTTGGACAGATAAAATTTTACGAGCAGAATCAGTTAATATTATTGGACAGCAAGAAGGTACTGGAAACACAACTAACTTAGTTGTAGGAACTTCTGCTGGTGGATCTTATATTGTAAGTGGATTATCAACTGGTGTATTTTTGGTTGTATCAGGAAATTCAGTTGTTCCAGCGTTCCTTCCCGACTCTTTACTAAGATTTTATGGTAGTATAAACGGCTCCTTCCCAACTAAAGCTCCTCCAGCAGAGATAGCAAAGAATGGAGGTGAAATTCTTTATTACGACATTACTAATGAAAGATATACTAACACTGGAAATGTAAAAGTAGTTGGAGCGAATAATTTACAAGCAACTAATGTTTCTGCAACAGGTAATTTAGTTGCAACAGGCACAATCACTGCAAGTAACATAAGTACATCAGCAACCGCAGATTATGTACCTAAGGCTAAACCTAGTGGTAAAATTGATTACACTTGGTTAGAGGAAGCATCAATTGACGATTTTGCTAAGGCAGGAACCACTAACTACACTGCTTGGTATGCAGCAGGTTTAATGACTGGGGTTACTTTAACCACCTTCACTATGACTGCAAATAGACTATATGCTATGCCACTAGTATCACCTAGACGAGGTTCTACTATAAGTGATATAGAAATTTATGTCACAACAGGAGCAGTTAGTACTTCTGCAATCATGGGTTTGTACACTAATGGTGGAGAAGCTGATTTATACCCAAATACATTAGTTGCATCAGCATCGGCAGAGTTAGACACTACTACAAACTCACAAAAACGAACTTGGAATATTGAGTATACATTAAATCCCGGACAATTATACTGGCTTGCTGTAGTTTCTAATGGCGCACCAGTTATTAGAGGATTATCTACGAACCAAGCACACTATATATTAGGTACAGCAAGCTCTGCAAATACAACTTGGACCACCCATTTGTATGCAACACATACATATAATAGTTCTCTGCCGTCAAC